GGTCATTTAAAAGCTCCACAACCTGAAGGCGGATCAAGGAAAAAGTCATTTTGTGCTCGTATGAAGGGCATGAAGGCTAAATTGACTTCAGAAAAGACAGCCCACGATCCTAATTCCAGAATTAACAAGTCATTGCGTAAATGGAAATGTGATGATGATGAAGCGCAAAGCCATTTAGAAGAAATGTGTGATGCTTTAATTGAGTACGCAGAAGCTATTCCAGATGATGATCCTTGCTGGGAAGGCTACGAGCAATATGGCATGAAGGAAAAGAATGGCAAAGAAGTGCCTAATTGCGTTCCTAAGTCAGATGAGCAAGCTATCGAGGAAAACATTGATTTAGTTCCAGAGCCACCTAAAGAGGTAAAGCCTGAAGATAATATGGGCGGAGCGCAAGGTAGAGCCGCAGGAATTATGTTCATTACCCCTGATGAAGAAGTCTTGATGATTCGTAGGGGCATGGGTGGCGGTGATTATCCCGGCACTTGGTGCATACCGGGCGGTCATCAAAAGGGTAATGAAACTCTTGAAGAAACAGCCCGTAGAGAAACAGCAGAAGAAACAGGAATTGATTACAAGGGCGATTTAGAGCTTTTGTATGATGATGGACAGTTTGCCTACTATGTGGCTAGAAACTTCCCTAAAGAGCCTGTAACGCTCAACTATGAATCTACAGGGTCTGATTGGTGCAGTCCGACTGTTCCACCATTGCCATTACATCCTAAATTGGAAAATGCGTTCAAAATTGCATTAGCCAAGACTGAAACCGATGTAGCCAAATTGATTTGTGAAGGGCTTTTAGCAAGTCCGCAAATGTATGCCAATGTTGCTTTATTAGCAATCCGTATTACTGGTACAGGTTTGGCTTATAGATCATCTATTGGTGAAAATGTATGGCGTGATCCATCACTTTATCTCAATGAAAAATTCTTAGAGCGTTGTAATGGTTTGATGGTCATTATGGATCATCCTGAAACCCAAGTATTAACACCTGAAGAATTTAAAAATCGTGCAGTTGGTTCAGTTATGCTCCCCTATATCAAAGGTGATGAAGTTTGGGGTATTGCAAAAATTTACGACCAAAATGCAATCAATGAAATTTTGGAAGGCGAAGTTTCGACTTCCCCAGCAGTTGTATTTGATGAAACTGCTGGTAACATTACACTTACAACCGAGAATGGCGAGCCACTCTTGATTGAGGGTGTGCCATTCCTATTGGATCACATAGCAATCGTAACAAAAGCTAGGGGTTCAAAAGGAGTATGGGACAAAGGCGGTGATGCCGCTGGAGTTTTATTAACTAACAATGAGGTGTCTGAAAATGACTGAAAATAAGATTGAGCCAAAGGCAGATGCCCAAGGCGATAAATTAGATGCCATTATGTCTTTATTGGGAAAAACAATTTCCCGTTTAGATGAAATGGAAACCAAAAACAATTTACCTGCTCCACCATTAGTCACAGCGGCTGACAAAAAGAAAGCCAAAAAAGACGATGACATGGAAGCTTGTGATGACGATGATGAAGAAGAAGAAGCCATGAAAAAGGATGATGACGATATGTCTGAAGCCAAGGCTAAGAAATTCATGATGCGTAAAGCTAAGAAGGATGCAGAGGGATCTGATCCTAAAGAGCATAAAGAAGGTGAAATTAAGCCTGATGATGAAGGCGAAGTTGAACATCCGGGTCACATGGAGTTCAAAAAAGATGATGATGATGAAGAAGAAGCTAAAAAATGCGATGACGAAGAAGCAGCTTATGCTGATTGTCAAGCTAAAGCTGATTCTGTCTATTCAGCATTTGGCAAATCTGCATCACGCCCATTACAAGGCGAAAGCTTGATGGCTTACCGTAAGCGTATGGTTCGTGGCTTACAAGCTCATAGCGATGAGATGAAGAATGTCAACATCAACGCAATCAAAGACGAAGCTATGCTTTCTGTAGTTGAAAAGCGTGTATATGCTGATGCTGTAGCAGCTTCTCGTGGAACTGGAGCAATTGCTAAAGGTCAATTGATCGAGATTCATAAGAAAGACCGTGCTGGTCGTACCATTACAGAGTTCCGTGGTGATATGGAAGCATGGTTGGGCGAATTTAAACTCCCAGCTTCACGGGTAGTTAAATTTCATACTGAAAACTTTAAGCGTTAAGGATAAGCCATGACCGCACAAATTTCTCTCCAACCAATGGTGACAACCAATGCCGCTGGCTTATTTAATGTAAACAGCGCAGGTTTCACACAAGGTGATGCACTAGACGATCCAGCAGTTAAATTCTGGTTAGCTGGTGGCGTTTTTTCAACTGCTGCAACTGTGCCTTTATGGGGCGGAGTTCCAATTGCTGAAACAATTCCAACAGCACAACAAGGTTTTTACTCTGGTGATTATCAACCCGGTACTAACACATTAGGCGGAACAATTGTTCAAGCTACTGCTTCAATTGCTCCAACAGGTATTTCTGTGTTTAATCAAGCTTTCCAAGGTATCACTACCCCACAAAGCACAGCACCTTTGTATTCACCCGGTATGTCTGTAAACTTCTATCGTTTTGGTAGCGGTGCTCGTATTCCATTGCCTTGCGATTCTTCAATCGTAGCTTTGGCTGGTAGCTCCATTACTGAAACTGTATATTGGGATGTAGTTAATTACCGTTTAACAACAACCGCCACAAGTAACTTTGCTGTTCCTTGCAAAATCTTGAGTATCAGCACATCTGGTAACAAGATCGTAAGTTATAGCTCTGGTACTGGCAACGCTAACTGGTCTAATACCATTGTTGGTGGATCATCTGCTGCTCCTGTAGCAGTTGTTCTAATTTAAGAAAGGAATAGATCATGTCAGGTTTCGCTCCCTCATATGTAACCGTAAATCCACACTTCATGATGCCTGAACTCATCATGCAGTACAGCTTGGCTTCAGGCGCATTTACAACTCTGGCAACAGAGAATCCAATGCCACGCCTTGGCGAAGCAGATTTATATGTTTACGCTAAAAAAGTTCAATTGACAACTCAAGTGTCAGCTAATCAATCTACTTCTAACAATTTGCCTTCAGCATCTGTTATTCCTAGCATGATTAGTACTGCTACTTACCGTTTGCAAACTCGTGCTCAATATGACAACTTCGATGAAGCTGCTACTGGTGCTTGGGGCTATCCATTGCCTGAAGCTCTCCGTCTAGCTGCCCGTCAAGGTATTGCCCAACAGTTGCGTAATGCACTTCTCTATGGCTACAACCCAGCCAATGGTGAAGGCTTAATCAATACTTCTGGTGCAACTCGTGTTAACTTAGGTGCAGATACCAATGGTAATACTGGCTACAGCACTTGGGATTCTGGTCAATTGGCTCAGTTCTTGTTGAACATGATTGGTAACCTAAAAACTACCACTCTCCAAATTGGTCAACCTTTGCGTTTGGTATTCCTAGCTCCACAGCGTTTCATTCAACAAATCTCTTACGGTGGTATCGTGTCCTTGACACAGTTCCAGCGTATTGGTGCTGGTGTTGAAACTGCCGCTGGATTGGTAGAAACTGTTGCTCAATGGGCGGGTGGCGATGATGTTTCATTCGCTGCTGATGACACATTGATTGGACAAGGTGCTGGTGGTACTGATGCAATCTTATTGATTGCTCCAGAACTCAAGATTCCTCGTGCAAATGATCGTGTTAACACCAACATTTTTGCAACATTGACACCTAACACAACTGCAACTTCATTAATGCTTTGTGATGTGTCTGCTCCTACTGAGATTCCTACTCCATTGCCTGATGGTGGTATTACTACCCTCTACACAATGCGTAGCACCTCTGGTTGGGGTATCCGCCCAGAAGGTTTGACAATTTTGTCAGCCGCTTACTAAAATCTCGTGAGGATTTTAACCACCCTTCGGGGTGGTTTTTTAACTGTTTTGAGAACCCAAGTGATGCTGGGAACTTTCTTTATGAGGGGCTGGGAAGCTCAAAAGGCTTCCGCATCATCAGTCCCTCACCCATTAGGGGAAATATGATGGAACTTTATATCGCAAATTGCTCTAAGCAAGACTTTTTATTTACCTATATGCTTCCTGAGAATCCAAGACCGTTTTCTCATAAGATTAGGGCTGGAGCGCAAATTAAATTAGTGCAAAGTCAACCAGAAGTAGATGCAATCGTTAAACAGCATCAGCTTTATGGAATGATGGAAGTTACAGCAGTTAAAAAGGGTTTTGGTGGTCTTTGCTACCGTTTTAATAAGCCTATCAATGTTGAAGCTATTGAATCTGGTATTAGTCAATCAGATCAAGAAAATATTGAAAGAGCAGATCAAGCCCGTAAGATTACGGCTGTTGCTCAAGATCAGATTATTAGCCAAAAAGCTCAAGAAATGGGCTTGAAGCAAAAATCAGGTATTGAAGTAGAGGTAGTGGAAGAAAAGAAAAATGCAGCCGATGTTTCTCCTAAGTTTGACCAAACTATTGAGGTATTGCGTGAAGGTGATGCACCAAGAAAAGGTAGACCAAGAAAGTCTGCATAAAAATAGCCCCTTCGGGGGCTTTTTTGTTTTAGAATACAGAAAACAATTTACAGGGATGGTTTTATGGCAGACCCCATAGTTTCCCCACCAACACTTTCAGGTTTTATTGCTTGGGCTTATGCAGTCATGGGTATCCCAACCACAGCTATGTCACCAGATGATACGGGCTGGAACTACGCATTTACGGTATCTGTAGACTTAGTGCCTACTGACTTTGCTAACACTTTAGCTGATATTTACACTTTAACAGTTTATAACTATGCAGGCAGTCAACTGTTACAGTTTCAGCAAGATTATGCTGGTCAAACTTTTTTTGCTGATACAAGAAAAGCTTATGGAATTAACAATTTTATTGCTGGCGTAGTTACTTCAGCATCAGATGTTTCCACAAGCGAAACTTTAGCAGTAGGACATGGTTTGCAAGACCTTGGATTGCTTGATCTACAAAGGATTAAAGATCCCTATGGTAGACAAGCTGTAGCCTTTATGCAAACCCTTGGAACACTTTGGGGATTGACTTGAAGCTTAAACTGGGCGTTGTTGAAGTTCCAGAACCGGGAGGAATTACTTCCTACGGATTAGGTAAGATTTTGGAAGAAAAATATACTTTATTTTCTTCTTATGTTGATATGCACAAAAAGGATATTGAACATGAACTATGTGAAGCTCTTGTTGGAGCGTTTGAAACTTATCAAGCAACAGGTCATATTGCAAAGCAACCGTTTGATGCCGCTGGTCAAGAACTTAGCCTTGGGCTTAAAAAGTTTATTTACGAAGAAGAATTAGCTGGAAAAGTATCTGGAGTTCCTACTCAAGCTGCTTTAGAGGGTATTTCTACTAGAACTATGAATGGCAAAGTGCCTAAAAAGGTTCGTGGCGGTCAGAAATTTAAAAAGGTTAGAACTGGTGTTCGTAGACCTTCTTTCATTGATACAGGCATTTTTGAAGCTTCTACCAAGGTTTGGATTGAATAATGGCTAGTATTGAAGAAACCATAGGCGCAAAGCCCCAGTTAGCTTCAGGGCTGGCTCAAGGCGTAGAAACTATATCCAACTATGAGGAAGTTACTTTTACGCTCTATGTGAAGCTTGTATTGCCTTTGGATGGGTATGTTTTTTGGGTAAATGCTAGTCTTTTGACTGATTCAGCACTTTATAACGCATCGCAATATAACAAACTGCTCTACAACAATTATCCAACTGGAGTAGCCACCAAAACAAATTACTGCTAAAGGTTCATTCCATGTGCATCAAGAAATGCACCAATTGGCTGAAAGAACTACTGTTTACAACCATGTAATCTTTACTTCTTTACAACCAATACAAGACTTTAACCTTGTAAATCCACAGTTTTTATATATAGCCAATTATCAAGGCTATAAATATGGTTTTAGTCGTAGAGAAAACTACTATAAACAGGCTGATTTATATCATTATCGTGGAGATACGCTCTATTCAATAATGAATACCCAAGTTATTGATTCAATGACAGGGTTTGATACTACTAGCGTGATTGTGTCCAATAGCCTTCCTATTTGGCTTGGATTAAATCAATTTTTCCCAATGTATCCATCCTATTTAGTTGAACAAAACTTGCCACCTGTGTATGCTTCTGTGGATATAGATCCTAGGCAAACTACAGCTTTGCAGGACTTTCCTTTGCTTGATCCAGAATCAAATCCATATCAATTGGTAAAAGACACAGTAAAAATAGAGCTTTTTGGCGTTAGAAACCATGATGCTTTAAATTTTGTCAATTACATACTGGATTACAGCAGAAATACAGGAAATATTGGCTTAATGAATATGCCAGTAATGCAGGATGATAAAGTTACTCAGCCTGAATTAACCATTATTGCTCAAAAGAAAACAATTACTTTTGAGGTTAGTTATTTTCAAACTACAGTAAATAATATTGCAAGAGAATTAATTCAACACGCATTAATTACCCTTACACCGGGTACTATTCCAAGTTAAAATTAAGTAGTAAGATGTGTTTATCTCAACCTAAGTGTATAAAAGGAGTTACAAATGGCAATCGTTACCAACCCAACCGTTCAAAATGGTGCTTTACTAACAGCCCAAGGTCAAAAAACTTTTTTCAACATTACTGCTGATACTTTAGTAAAAGCTACTGCTGGTCGTATAGCTAAAGTTAGCGTTTTAGTTGCTGGCTCTGTTGCTGGCTCTGTAAACGATACTGCAACTATTGGCGGTGCTGCTACTGCAAATGAAATTGCAGTAATTCCAAATACTGTTGGCATTTATAACATTGACTTCCCTGTTTCTAATGGCATCGTCATTAAAGCTGGTACAGGCAATACTATCGCTGTTAGCTACATCTAATTAGGGGGCAAAAATGCCAAATATTGTAAATGTCGTTGTCACCCAACAGGTGGCAAGCGCACCAAGTAAGCTACAGCAAACAGGTGCGTTTGTATCCCAAGGGGGAACAACTTTAGCTGCTGGAACAACTCAACTAGTTGACCCAGCTTTCAGATTTAACTTCTATTCTTAGAAGTTCAACTGCTATTGCTTCAGCTTCTTGGACAGGCGGAACAGTAACAGTTACTACATCCGCAGCTCATGGCGTTCCTTCTGGCGATACTATTCAAGGTATTGTTGCTGGAATTACTGTTAGCGGAAGCACTTCTAACGGATATAACGGTACTTTTGTTATCACTTCTACTGGTACAAATACCTTTACATACGCTGTTGCAAGCAATCCCGGTAGTGCTGTAACAACTTCAGCTTTCTTCACTATTGAAGATGTATCAGAATTAGTAGCAATGACTACTACATTCTTTGCACAAGGAGCAACTGTTCCAGTTTATGTGCTTGAGTTAGGTGTAGATACTGTAGCCAATGGTGTAACAGCTTTAGAAGCCTATATTGCTAATCCAACAATTCAGTTTTATAACTATTTGTTGCCTAAAGCATGGGATGTTTCTGCTGCTCAAACAATGGCGCATCAATATACTGGAACAACTGCACAAGTTTATTTCTATGTTTCGTCTACTCTTGCAACATATACTGGATGGGCTGGAATTAAATCTGCTTTAGTTACATTGCCAAGTCCTAGTGCTCCAACTACAGAGTTTAGCGCTGCTGCTCTTTTCTGGTCTGCATTAGCGTATAACCCAAGCGTAAGCAATTTGGCTCACCCATTTGAATACACTTATGTTTATGCAGTAACCGCTTATAGTGCTTTAACCAATGCTCAACAAACTACTTTGTTGGCAGCGGGTGTTAACTGGATCGGCACAGGCGCACAAGGTGGTATTAGTAATACTTTGATTATGGGCGGTACTTTCATGGATTTAAATCCATTTAATTACTGGTATTGCGTAGATTGGCTTGCAATCAATGTGGCTCAAGCTTTATCTGCCGCAATTATTAATGGTTCTAATCTGCCAACAAATCCTTTGTACTATAACCAAGCTGGTATTAATACTTTACAAAAAGTAGCCCAAGCAACAGTTAATAATGGTATTTCGTTTGGATTGATCCTATCTCCAGCAACTGTAGCTGCTGTTCCATTTACTACTTATGTAGCACAGCATCCCGGAGATTACTCAACTGGTACTTATAACGGTTTAAGCCTAACATTTGTTCCATTGCGTGGATTTACTTCCATTACTATTTACTTAACTGCATCTAACATTCCAGTTTAAGGAGAATAAATAATGGCAAATCCGCAAATTCAACAAGGCACATTAAACCGACTACTAGCCAGCGTAGTCTATGCAACATTCCCTCAACTGAATGTGACATCAGGTTATCTGGCTAGAGAAGCAATTAGCTTGGCTTTTGATGGTGATACTTCCCTTCTTATTGGCACTTTAACTGGTGCTGTAACAAGTCCAGAGCCATATATTTATGGAACTGTCACTATGCACTTGCTAAGAACTCAGGCTCTTGGTAATGCTTATAAAACACAAATTGAAACTAACACAACTTTGGGTTCTGTAACTATTTATCCAGATACTCAAGTTTTGTCACCATTTCAGCTAAATAATTGTGTTTTGATGAGTGTTCAAGAAACTGCTTTTGATGGTACACAAGCTGGTTTAGTAGTTCGCTTGCGTGGTGTATACAACATTAACTCAACTTTATATGCCTAAGAAAGGGTAAAAATTGAAAATTGATCGTAATCTGTCCCTTGTGATGCAGGTGCAGACTGAGAAAAATGGTTTAGTTCACATTCATTCCACTTCTATCAGTCGATCTGTATTTGAACAATTTTATCTAGAACTAGGAAAAGTGTTTAGTCAATGTTTTGATAGTATTAACCAAGCACATTTAGCTTTATCTGCACCCCAGTTAGCCTACCCTGCTTTGAAGTCAATAGCGCAGAAAGCGGGCAACTGGGATGGTGCAGGCGGTGTTAAGTTTGGATTAGTTAATGAAATTATCAGGTTAACTAATGTATTAGTAAGTACAGAAAAAGGATGGGAAACACTTCCTTTTGATGTAGCAGTAAAAAATGAAGTATTAAATGAGGATGAAGAAGCTGAAGCAATAAGCTCCTTAGTTTTTTTTACAGCAATCTCCAAGGTTGCACCGAAGGATCTGAAAAATTCTTTCTTGGAGATGGCAGGTGCGTTGCGAAACTGGGAACTTACATCCTTGGATTGTACGGAGTACACGAATGGTTTGCCGATATTGACCAAGAAAGAATCTACTGGCAAGAAGGAAAAGGCATCATCCATAGTGTCTTAGACTATATTACTTACATAAATTTTGGCGAGTTTATGAAAGAAATAGGTTTTAAATGGGAAGATGCTTCAGAATATCGCCAAAGATATTTAATTAGGGCTATTAAATCTAAGACTTTGTTTTAATTACTAGGAATAAATCATGACAGTAAAATCGGTAATTGAAATAGATGTCTTAGACGAAAAGTTTAAAGCGTTTCAAGCCGCTTTTGAAAAATACAAAAAATCTGTTGATGACCAATCCAAAAAATGGAAAGAGGTCAATAAAACTTTAGAAGAAGCAGAAAAACGCCAAAAAGCTTTTAATAAAGCAATTTCAGATGGAGCACAAAATCTTAAAGGAGCTGTTAGCTATACAGCTTCTATTGCTTCAAATATGGCTTCTGCTGCCGTGTCTGCCGCTAAATGGCTTACTTATAGCGCAATTGGTGGTGGATTTGGTCTTGGTGGATTAGCTTCTTCAGCTAGTAATCTCCGTAGAGAAGCAACAGGTCTTGGAGTTAATACTTCACAGTTAAGAGCTGTTAGAACTTATGCCGAGCCTTATTTGGGTGATATTGAAGGAGTAATGGCTAATATTCAAAGATTGCAAACCACTCTTACAGAACAATATAAAGTTGGAGTTTTAGGTGGCAGTTTAGATAAAAATGCTTTTCAAAATCTTCCTGACATCCTAACAAAAGCTAGAGAAGCTGTTAAAGCCGCTGGTGGGAATATTGATATAGCAAGAAACATAACACCGGGATTGCAAGATGTTTTAAGTGACCAACAATTGCAAACTGTTGGAAATATGAAGCCAGAAGAATTTACAAGAATGATTGCTTCATTAAAAACAGGAGCAAATAATTTTGCTGTAGATGAAGCAAAATATGAATCTTTTAGACAATTTTGGGTAAAAATTAAAGAAGCAGGAAATGTTCTTGAAAATTCTTTAATTAAAAATTTAGATAAATTAACCGAGCCATTAGGAAGATTAACTCAAGCTATTGCAAATGCTTTAGATGCGTTTTTAAGCAGCAAAAAAACTCAACAAGCACTTGAAGATTTTGCAGATTATTTATCTTCACCAAAATTAAAAGAAGATGTTCAAACTTTTTTAACTGCGCTTGAAAGATTAGGTGAAGCAACTTACAATGCTGCCGTATTTTTGGGATTAATTGATAAAAAAAATCAAGTAACCCCAGCAGAAATTGAAAAAACAAAAAAAGAAGTTCCTTGGTGGTTGCCAGATTATGCTGTTAAAGGAGTAGCTCAAAGCAGTAAAGATAGTAATGCCGCAATATTAAAAGGTGTTAATGAAAAATTAGCTGCATCTATTAAGATGGCGGATTTAACGCCTATTAGCGGTCAAAGAACATTAGCAGAAGAAGAAGCTTTAAAAAAATATCAAATAAATGGACAATGGTATACAGCAGAAGGTAGACCAGTCGCTGGTGCTGGAAGTCACCATATTGGCGGTAACGCTGTTGATGTGTCAATGTCAAGCATAAGACAATTTTTATCTAAACATTCAGAAGAAGAACTTAGAGATAAGTACAATCTTTATAGACCATTAGGAGCTAAAGACCCTAATCATCTTGAATTGTTCAACCCAAACAGAACAGATATTTATGTAACTACAGGCGATGGCGTAAGTCAAAAAGCTGCAACAATGGCTGGATCACAAAGGTAACTATGACTTCTTTAGCTCAAACAACTTTTTCTGCTGCTTTTGAAATAGCTCCTATATGGCTTGTAGGCGGTCTTGCTGATTATTTAGGGGGTTATGCTCCAGTAACTTTATTGACTGAAATGATGGATATTCCGGGCATTGAGAACGGTGAATTTTTTGCTCATTACAAACCTTTGCCGGGAGGATCTTTAGCTAAGTGGAAAGTAGCAGAATATCCGTTTGCTAACTTTGCAACAGCCGCAAATGCTGTAGTTCAAGAACCTTTAGATATTAGTATGTTGATGGTTTGTCCTGCTCAAACAGGTGGCGGTTTAATCATTAAACAAGCTATTTTGACTGCCCTGCAATTTGGTATTCAAAAACACATTACTACAGGTGGCACTTTTACAGTTTTAACTCCAGCGTTTACTTATGCAAATTGTTTGTTAACTGGTATTAGGGATATAACACCACCGGGAGATAAGCAAGTTCAGTATATGTATCAATGGGATTTTACTCAACCATTGATTACTTCATCACAATCTCAGTCTATTTTGGGAACTTTGATGAACAAAGTGTCTAATGGATTGCCAACTACGGCTACTTGGACACAAACACCTTCAGCACAAATACCAAATAATCTTAACTTTTATGCGGATTGATTATGACTACTTTAGTACCATTTAATCCTTCTGCTTATGCTAATTTTCAATTTAATCCAGAATTAGACGGAATAACTTATATAGCTATTGTTACTTGGAATATTTATGGAGAAAGATACTACATCAATATTTATAACAACAATTCAACTTTGATAGTTACAAATCCTGTTGTAGCATCACCAGATAATTTTGATATTAATTTGGTGTTTGGATATTTTCAAACATCAAAATTAGTCTATAGGGCTAGTAGCAATAATTTTGAGATTACCCCATGAGATTCTATGACATCACAATTACTCCACCATTAGCTGATCCCAACCGATTTAAAGCATTTAGTTATAGTTCGCAATATGATTTAGGATCAGATAATTATTCATCTTTAAGAGTAGATTTAGACATTTTTCAAAATGCTTATCATCAATACGCATCAAATGGATATGTCAAAGTTTGGGGTGTAGATTTAAAAGCATTAGGACAAATTGGAAATTACAACCCTACTATTTCAACAGATGGTAGAACTGTTGAACTGTGTCAAATTTATATTCAAGTGGGAATGTCTAAGGGTTTACCCTATGCTAATCCTAAACAGCGTGGGATTGTTTTGCAAGGTTCAATTATTCAAGCTTTTGCAAATTGGCAAGGAACAGAAGTTTGTTTAGATTTAGTAATTGTGCCGGGCTTTGTAGATCCCAATACTCTTAGAAATATTACTTTTAGTTGGAAAAAAGGCACAGAATTAACCAATGCAGTAAAACAAGCATTGCAAGATGCTTATCCAACAACTCCTATAAATGGTTCATTTAGCTCTGGATTGATATATACAGAAGATGCACCATCTCAAAATTTTGATTTATTAAGCTTGTCTGCAAAAGTAAATCAAGTTAGCAGAACTATTAAAAAAAATCCAAATTACACAGGAGCAATTATTACTTCCAATGCAGAAGGGTTTTTTTTAACAGATTCTGGAATTACTTCAACAGCTACAAAACAAATTGCATTTACAGATGTAATTGGCAATTTGACTTGGCTTGGTATTAATACCATTTCCGCAAAGGTAGTGATGAGAGGTGACTTAAATATTGGTGACTACATTTCTTTCCAATCTGGAATACCAGTATTAAACATTGTTAACAATAATTCACAATATAGAAATAGAATTTCGTTTAATGGAACATTTTTTATAACAAAATTGCATCATGTTGGAAGTAGTAGGTCACCAGATGGCAATGCTTGGGTAACCATTATTGAAGCAATCATTCCAAATACACCTATAAATCAGATATGAGTGCTGAACAAAAAACGCCCTTTTCGGTATCAATTTCAAATCTTATTCAAAATAAGCTGAATGAGAACCAGCAAGCTTTTGGTTTTCAGCTTCCTTGTAGAGTTACAAAAGTTACTGGATCTATTGTTACTGTAGCTTTTGAAATTGATACAGGTGGACAGTTTAATTTTCCAGAAGTTCAATGCCCAATCGCTCAAAGCACTTATGTAAGACTTCCTGTACAAGTTGGTGATTTTGGCGTTTGTATGGCTGCAGATGCAAGGCTAGGGGGAGTTACAGGGCTTGGACAGGGGTTAGCACCTTTAGACCTTCCGTTTAATCTTGGTGCTCTTATTTATGTTCCTATTGGCAATTTAAATTGGTCATCAGTAGATCCAAATGCAGTAAATATCAATGCTCCTAATGGAGCAGTTATTAGAGATACTAATAACAACACTACTATTACTTTAGTGCCATCAGGAGTTACCGTTATTCATGGTAGCACCAAAATGGTAATAGATAGCTCTGGAGTTACTATTACTGGAAATTTAACTGTTCATGGTTTAATTACTGGTGATAATGGATTCCATATAACAGGCGGTACTGGAGCAACTATGCAAATTACTGGTGATATTAATCAAATAGGTAATTTTGCCAATACTGGTACATTGCAAAATAATAGTAAAAATGTTGGTAGTACACATACACATAGCGGAGTACAGCCCGGAACTGGAAATACAGGAGCACCAAATTGAGAACTTATGGCGTAGACCCAAAAACCCAACAATGGGTAGAAGTAACAGAAACCAGTTATATATGGTTGGCTACTTTGGCTCAAACATTAAGACTAAATCAAGGAGAAAGCCCTTTTTATGCCAATTATGGGATTCCAGCACAAAATTCCGTAAATACGCAAATTCCACCAGATTTAGCTGTTAATAGAACTCAAACACAATATGCACCATATTTTGCTAGTTTGACAGTTTTAAAACAACAAAATGCAACTAACCCAACCTATAATATCAATGCTGTATTCCAAAACGGAACAATTATTTCTACAACGGTGGCGAGCTAATGGCAACAATTACTTCTGCTGGAGCAATCCCAGCTTCCCCAACAGATTTATTAAATACTGAAATTGCTGCGGCAACAGCTTTGGCACCGGGACTTACTGCAAATTTGCCCGGATCTTTGGTAGAAGATATGGCTTCTACTGCCGCTGGAGCAGTAGTGGTTCAGGATCAAGCGTATGTTGATTTAGTTAATTCTATTAGTCCTACAACGGCTAACCCTTCAATTCTTTATCAATTGGGGCAAGTATATGGCGTACAACAAGGTCAAAGTTCTAATACTTCCGTTTATGTTACTTTTAGCGGGATTGCTGGTTTTGTTATTCCTATTGGATTTGTGGTTTCTGATGGTACTTATCAATATACCGTTCAGGATGGTGGAATTATTTCTGCTTCTGGGCAAAGCCCCGCACTTTACTGTTTGGCAACCGTAGCTGGTTCTTGGGCTATTCCTGTTGGAACTGTTACGCAAATTGTTACATCTGTTCCATCAGGGTATACCCTTACTTGCACAAATTTAACTACAGGATTGCCCGGCACTACAGCACAATCTATATCTTCCTATCAAGCTCAAGTTATTCAAGCTGGAATGGTTACAGCACAAGGTGTTCCAACTTTTGTTAAAGCTCAATTACAGAATGTTGCTGGAGTTCAACCAAATCTTGTTTCTGTTCGTTTGATAGCAACAAATCAATGGGAAATTATTTGTGGTGGTGGTGATCCTTATCAGGTAGCAAATGCCATTTTTAACTCTGTTCCTGATATATCTAATCTTGTTGGCAGTACTTTATCAGTCACTAATATTACTTCAGCAAATCCAGCAGTAGTTACCACTTCTTTAAATCATGGATATACAACAGGTCAAACTGTTGTTATTTCTGGGGTAAGCCCATCAGGATTTAATGGAACATTTACAGCAACAGTTTTAAGTCAAACTACCTTTAGTATTCCATTAAATGCTACTAGCTTAACTTATGTAAGCGGTGGTGTGGTAACCCCAAATTTAAGAAATGTAACAGTTTCAGTAAATGATTATCCTGATACTTACAGCATTATTTTTGTAAATCCACCTGCTCAAACAGTAAATGTGGCTATTACTTGGAATACCATTTCTACCAATTTTGTGTCACCAAGCGCAGTATCGTCTTTGGCAACACCAGCAATTGTTAGCTATATCAATAGTATTTCAGTAGGTCAGCCAATCAATACTTATGAATTGCAAGATGCTTTTCAAAATGCTGTAGAACCAATTATTCCACCAAGTCAAGTATCAAAAATTAACTATGTAGTAGCAATTAATGGTATTGATACTTCTCCAGTTTCTGGAACTTTATTGATTTATGGCGATCCAGAAAGCTATTTCACTACTAATGCTAGTTTGGTAACAGTAGTTCAAGGCTAATATGCAAACCCAAGTGCTTCCAGCTTATCTTTATCAGCAATATACGCAAGATCCGTATAGTGATGATTTACAAGCTTTTTTTACTGCATATAACAATACTTCTCAGCAATATTTAAATGCTACTAATAGCTTAAATTTGCCTATTTATACAGTTCAATCCTATCCTTTATTGGATTGGACAGCTTCAAGCATTTATGGGATGCCTAGACCAACTCTAGGAGTGCCTTTTCCATTTTCACCATTAGGTGTATACGATACAGTTCCTTACGATACAACGGCTTATTCTCAAGATGTTAAGACTAGCCCAACAAATTTTTATGAAGTAACTGATGATTATTTTAAAAGAATTTTGACTTGGAATTTTTACAAAGGAGATGGTTTTCAATATACCACTCAATGGTTAAAAAGACGAGTTACAAGGTTTTTGTATGGTGTAAATGGAACAGATATTCCTGATATTGCTGATATTTACAATATTAGTGTTGTTTATGGTAGTAACAACGCTATAACAATTCATATTCCCAATATTGCAATTTCGCCATTTTTTCAAGCAGCCGTAGCTTCTGGGGTGTTGCAACTGCCTTTTGAATATAGCTACACAATTACTTACTGATTAGCTACAATTACAACATCACTTTATAGGGATTTTTATGACGATTCAGCTATTCGCCAATAATGCTAAAACTACCCTAGCAGCCCCTATCAATTCTTCACAAACTACTATTACGGTAGCACCCGGTACTGGTTCACTTTTTCCAAGCCCAACTACAGGGCAACAGTTTAAAGTTACTTTGGTAAGTGCTTCATCTTCAACTGTTTATGAAATTTGCAACTGTACTGCTAGATCTGGGGATACATTAACTGTTCAGCGTGGTCAAGAAGGCACTACTGGAACACCATTTNTATTAAGTGACATTGTTGGTCATTATGATACTGCTGCGGTAATGACTGATTTAGTTCAAAGTGAACAGTTACAAGCAAATTATTATGGTTTTGCTGTTGCTACTGGAACTGGCAATGCTTTAACAGCAACTTTACCTTCAAATTTAACTGCAATTTCTGATGGTTTTACCATTATTCTTAGATCTTCTGCTGCAAATACAGGAGCAACAACTTTAACTTTAACTTTAGGTTCAACAGTTTTATCTTCTACACCTATTGTTAAAGGCAATAATACTGCTCTTTCTGGTGGTGAAATTCCTGCGGCTGGTTATCCTTTAAGTTTGACTTATAGTTCAAC